TTGGCAATATCCACCAGGTCAAGGTTCAGCTTCTCACTGTAGCGGCCGAAAATGCCCAGCAGCAGGCTATCGACCTCGCTCAGCAACCGTTCCAGCCGCGCGACGGTGTAATCCGTCAGATCAGCCCGGGTCAACCGCTCGCGGATCGAGCGATCAATCTCCTTGAGGAAGGGTGTGAACTTCGCCACTTCCCCCGACTTCAGCTGCTCCAAGAACACAGCGTGCCGGATGGTGGCATCAAGGATTGCTTGGTTTGCCGCCATTCGGGATTACCTCAGTGTCATCAAGTGCGGGCCCGGTGCTTTGCGCCTCCAGCTCATCCCGGATTTCGTCGTCTGTTTTCTCCGGGTTGATCACGCCGCGATCGCGCAGGTACTGCCAGAAGTCACCTTCCGGCAATTTCCCGCCCTGCACTGCGTTGAACAGAGCTGCGAGGATCGTCGCGTCCAGAGTGATTTGGCTGAAGTCTTGGTTGAGCTTGTAGATCACTTCGCCGGTGGCATTCACGAACTCAGCCATCCAGGCCAGGCACTGGCTGTAGGCCTCGCTCACGTTGCTTACGATCAGAGACAGAACGCTGTGTTCAGCGGCACTGTCGTTATCGGCCTGGGTCGCAGTCTTCACCGCACTGCCCCGCTCGATCAGCCGGGCGCCGAGCGACACCATGTCCTCTTTCTTGGAGTCCATGGCCTCTTTGGCGACCGTGTTTGGCTGAGCCTGCCAGACGCCGCAAGTGCCACTGACTGGCAAGAGCCATGGTGCGCGGGAGCCAAGAAAAATGCCGTTCTTCTCCATGTGGTCGCGCCACTGCTCATCGAGCCCCGCCATCCACGGTTGAGGCTGGCCCACCAGGTAAGCCGCCTCTTCGTAGTCAGCGCTGTTGCGGTAGTGACCCACGTTGACTTCCGCCATGTCGTACAGCGGCGAATCGTCGATGGTTGTGTCGTTGTTCTCGCTGCCCAGGAACTGGAAAGGGATCACACGCCACGGTTGGCCGAGGCCATTCAGCGGGGTGAAGGGCGCGATGATCATTGCCGTCTGGCCGGAGCCTTCTTCCCACACTTCCTGTGTGTAGACGCCGGCAGAATCCAGTCGCAGCACCCGATACTGAACGACCTGCTCGCTACCGAAGCCGTCATCAGTGTCGACGTCGACCTTCTCACGCAGAACGACAAGGCTCAGCAGGTGCTGGCCGCCGACTTGACGAGTCTTCCAGTTGATAATCGACTCTGCCGTGTAGCTGGCGACGTTCGCCCGAGCACGACCCGATTGCTCGTCAGCCTTGCTCACGGTTCCAGCCTCAACGGCGGCATAGTCCACCAGCAGCCCGTGACGGCCGACTTCTAGCAGATGCCCAATGACCGACTGCGACTGCTGGTAGATGCTCACGCCTTGCCCGTCGACATCCTTCGACACGTAGTCGAGAGCACCTGGAACAGTTAGCGTTGGCCAGGTGCGGAACACTGCGCCCACCAAACTGTGCTTCGTCCGGCCTGTGGCGTTATAAAAAACGGCGCGCTTCTTGTACGCGTCGTAGCGGTCCCGGTTGTCCTGGCTTGTGTCCGATGCGTTCGGCCGCGGCAGGTATCGGTCGCCAGCGGCCTTGATGGCTTCCGAACCGTTGCAGACGTCACGCACCAAGCACCAGCGGTACTGTGCCGCCTTGTACTCGGGACGAGTAAAAGTGACGTCCGTCATCGGGCGACTCCCATTTTCATTGAGGTGACCGGTTTAACGATCGGGTACTCGCGGTGGATGAAGTAGCCACCGCCGTCGTTGGCGTGGTCGTTTCCCTGGCTCTTGTCCGGCTCGCCATTGGGCGCCCAGATCTGTTGCTCAAGGCCGTCGGCATAAGTCGGGCATGTGAACGGATTGACCAGGTAGCGCCGCTCACCCTGTGCGTTGCAGAACATGGCGTTCATGGCATTTATCCGGTCTTTAACTGGTGGGTTAGCCGCCGGCGCGATCACTGCGAACCCGGCCTGCTTGAGCATGGCGAGATCCGTGACGCTGGCGTTTACCGACTTGCGCGAATCACCCGAGGCGTCCGGGTAGATCCTGATCTCGCAGGTTTTCTCGAAGTCGTTGCCGTTATGGCGCCAGTAGCGCTCCTTGATGCGGCGGATCATGTCCGGCGTGTCGTAGCCATCCATCAGCTCATCCACCGCGCGCGGCATCCCGTTGTCACGTTTGACGTGGGTGATCGCCGCCATCTTGCCGACGTTGAAGTCCATGCCGATGAACAGCGGCTCACCTGGCTGCACAGTGTCGAGGCACTGGTTCAGCTTGCGGTCGTACGCGTGATAGATCGACCCGGAAGTCAGGTTGACGAACTGCCCATTGAGGTAAGCGCGGATCAACTGCTCGGGGTACGACTCCATCAGCGAGGGGATGTAGTCGTCGGGCAGATTGAGCTCGTTGTCGAAAGTGCTGGCCTGCACCAACCCGTACATACTGGCCAGCGCAGGCTTTTCGCGGATTTGCTTCACGAACTGCTGGAAGACGAACTTGAACCCTTCGGGGGTCGTGGTTACGTCAACGCCGTTCTTCAGCCCGGGTACGTTGTAGCGCATCCGGGCAATGATCTTGCGCCAGGCGTGCTGAGCCTTGAGTGAGGGCAGCACGTCGAGTTCATCCACCAGCGCATGGCCAATTTTGAAGCCGACGATGGTCTGCGGCTTCTCCATCGAACGGCAGATCGTCGTGCTTCGGTACTGCTTGCCGCTGTAGAAATCGACCTCTTTATCGCTCTCCTTCGTCTTGACCTTCAGACCCCAGTCGTACGCCACTTCCTCAATTGTCGGGAAGAAGATGTCGCGGATCTGCGGGTAGGTTGGTGCGAAGTAGCCCGAGTTGATGCCAGGCCACTCCCACACGTGCTTGCACAGCGCCGCGCAGCCGACCCAGGTCTTACCCGAGCCAAACCCGGCAACGAAGCCACGGAACTTGTGCGGGAGCTGGAGGAAGTCAGCCTGCGGAACATTCAGGCTCGGCATCCGGCTTCCTCGCATTTATCACATGGACCTGCACCGAAGTCGGAACAACTGGCTCGCCCTCATCGTCGGATTTTTTCTGCCGGTTGACATAGACGTCGCCGACTTCCTTCGCGGCCTGCTCCAGGATCTGCATGGCCAGACCGATGTTCTTCATCGATTCCGCCTTCTCGACGAACCGATTCATGGCGCGGAGGCGGAAGGCACGGTTGGCGATCGGGATGTCAGCTGTCTCTTCGCGGAACCGCTTCCGGGTGTCATGGAACAGGGTCACCCACTTCTTTGCCAGGTCTCGCCCGGCGCGCTTGGTAGGGTCTTGGGCCTCGCACTGCTGGCGGGTCACCTCAATGCCGAATTCTTCTCGGACAGCGGCCGCAACCTGGGACGGAGTGTCGAAGCACGCCAAGGCCTGAACCATGAAGCCTTTCACCTCATTGTTCAGGGCTGCCATAGGGTAAATTCCGTCTTAGGTCTGTCAGGGGTCAGGCCGATCTGAGCAGACAGGTTCCGCAGGCCCTCGAAATGTTCATTTTCCCTACCTCAGCAGGATTGTTTGCAGCATCTACCAGCTCTTGAACTGCCGGGCTTGCACCGTAGCGACGAACCACACCGACGAACTCTTCGACGTCGTGTCCACGCATCTCAAGCTTGGGCAAGCCTTCCTGGGTGAACTTGGGGGCGCCGTACTGATCCTTGGCCTGGGCGATGTGATAAAGCTCGTGCTCGACCAGTGCGCAGAAGTCCGCGTCGCTGCACTGGGCGCAGTAATCGGCAGCCAGGGTGATGATGTAGGTCGGCACGCAGCCGAACCAATCGAACATCTGCTGCTCCATCCGGGCCTTCTGCCAACCGCCGGCGCGGAACGCCACCTGCTCGGCCTGGCCCACTACCGTACGACCCTTCTTGGCGAATGCAGCGGATGCCCACATGACCCGGATATCGGCATCCAGCAGATGGGCATGGTCTTCGTTGTGAATGCTTCCAGTGTCGGCAAGGATCTCGGCTTGGAGCCACTCCCACACTTCTGGCGCGGGCGTCAGGCGGATACCAAAGTCAGATAGCTCGGACAGCTCAAGGAGTGACGATGGAGGGTACGGCCTATCCATGGGGAATCCTTAATCTTCAGTATTCATCAACACATCAATCAGCCCCTGCTCACCCAGCCAATGCGCCACGGCACCACATGATTGAGCATTGCTCTCATTGGTGATTTCGAATGCATTTCAGTTGCAACAGACTGCTCATCGGATACTCGCCAGAGCTGCTTGATCCGATGGCAAGTAGCCGCTATTCCTTAAAGTCACTGTCTGCAGTGGCACTTAAGGAGATGAGCATGCAGCCTAGATACGTGGTTGTTCCGGCAATTCCTGTGGCAACAGAAGCCGTACGTGAGGGTCACCGCTATTACTCCAAAACCGTCTCGACCGGATTCAACCTCTACGACAATCAGGAAAAGCAGAGATTGTTATCGGCCTATTCAACCCGCCAAGAAGCTGAGATCGCATGTGAGCGACTCAATCTTGAGCGCCTTCAATCCATACAGTCTGCATACGCTTGAGTCAGCTCACCATGATGTTCGTCTGCACCTGAGCGTGGCCGTGCAGGATGGACACAACCAATCCCTGAGGTAGGCCTGCAGCCTTGGCGTCATCGATCGCCTTGGCGATGGCGGTATCCAGCTCAGTGACGGCCTTGTTGATGGCTGGGCTCAGTGGCAATGCGTGATGCAGGCGGGTGATGTTGGTCATGCCTTTCTCCCATGTCGCGACACAATTTGCTGATTCGCGAAACGTGTCGCGGATTACTCAGGCTTGCGGCTTGGCAACTTGAAGTCAGTCACCCGGTCAGCGATGTTGCGAATTTTCTCAACGCCCAGGAATCCAACCCAGCCACCGGCAAAGGTGGCCATGCTCTGGGGTAAGCCGAAGAAATCCAGGCCGCTGATGATGGTCAGCGTCAGGCCTCCACAGATCGCACCTTCTACCAGCATCTGGCGACGCGTGCCGCCGCCGTAAGTAATGCGCAGGACCGCCATAGCGCAGGACAGCGCAGCCGCATAGAGGATTGGCGAATGCTGGCTCAACCACGCAAGCGCAATCGCCCAGGTGTCCGGTTTGTCAGGCATGTTTGGCATCCGGTGTCCCTCCCTTTCGGGAAGCGAAGTAGATCCGGCTCCCACAGCACTCCCAGCTCGCAGCAATGGGTGTGGTGGAGCCGAAAACGAAAAAGCCCCGGCGTATGCCGAGGCTGATGATGAGGAGTGGCTCGTTAAAAGATAAGGAATCCGCCAATGAGAACATAAAAGATAGCGACAACAGACTTACCGAGATAGCCAGGTGTCTTCCACACCAGCGCACCTCCAAGAGCGATCAGAGCAACACCCGCAGCCATCCCAACTCGGTCTGACACTGCGGGTGTGAAACCAGAAGCCTTCATCGATTTTTCCACAATTATCCAGAGCTTGTGAGCTTCGGATAAGCAAACTGCGCCTGTGATCCATGAGACAACCTGAAACCCATTTTCGGCGTTCCCACTTGAGTCAAGTCTATAGGATGAACCCGATGAGTTTCGCTCTGCTTGTTCACGGATGTCTCTATTAGCCCATTCGGCATCATGAGCGTGAAAGTGCTCATTCCCCTTCATATCCCTATGCCAACCATCATGATCACTCATCGCGCACATCCCTGATGTATGTAAATTCAATCTACAGGATGGTAGCCAATGGCCAATTCCTTCGCTAGGGGCACATGTTTATCGAACTCAATAAAAACCCCGACACGATGGCCGGGGCTCTTGTTAGTCAGTCCTACGCACGCAAGAATGACAGGATGGGTGAATAATGCGACATGGCGACATGATATTGCAAGCCATTTTTAGGGGCTATTTTCAAGCTGCCTCGCTGGATAGCACCCCTACAGCCTCAAGCATGTGCTGAGCATCTACCAGCGCCTCGTTTACCATGGTCTCCAGGGTGCCCTTGATGGCTTTGTTCCAGCGCTGATAAGTGCGCTCTGTCAACCCTTGAGAATCCCAATTCGTCATGTCGTAGTTCGACCCAGCAAGGACAATCATTTCCCCTGGCTTCGTTTCGGCAACGGACCTGGCGTGCTTG